TTTTGATCCATACGGCAGGGAATTAAAGGAGGCGCCGAAGAAGCCGGTCACCGAGATGATCGGCTCTATCCGGGTGCGCGATCAATATTCGAGCTATCCGTCGGTCAAGCTCACGCCGGAGAAGCTCTCCGCTATATTCCGGGAAGCGGACGCCGGAGATATTATCCGCCAGGCCGAGCTGATGGAGGAGATGGAGGAAAAAGACCCCGTCTTGGGTTCCGTGATGCACACGCGGAAGCTCGCCGTGCAGGGGCTCGACTACGAGATCCAGCCATTTTCCGAGAGCGCGGAGGATAAAAAGATCGCCGATCACGTGCGGGAGAATTTTGCCGACTTCGATCTGGAGGACGTTATCCTCGATCTCATGGATGCCGTCGGCAAGGGCGTTGCCGTAGCCGAGATCCAATGGAACAACACGAGCAAAGGTTCCTGGGTTGTCGGGTTTGAATGGATCCACCAAAAGCGGCTGACTTTTACGGAGATGTCCGCCGGCTGGGATACCCCGCTGCCGAAAGTTCCGAAGCTCTTGACCGACGCCGAGCCGATCCGGGGCGTGGATATTCCGCCGTTCAAGATCCTCTATCACCGTTACAAAGCGCGATCGGGGTTCGCGCCGCGTGCCGGGCTGTTCCGCTCAGTGGCTTACTATTATCTGTTTAAAAACTACGACATCAAGGACTGGATCATCTTTCTGGAGAAATTCGGCCAGCCGCTGCGCGTGGGAAAGTTCACTCCCGGCGCGAGCGCCGATGATATAAAAGTTTTAAAAGAGGCGATCCAGAACCTCGGCACGGACGCCGCCGCTCTGATCTCCGACACCACGCTGATCGAGATCGTTGAGGCCAAGATGGCGGCGACCTCCGGCGATCTTTACGAGCGCGCCGCAAAATATTTCGACCGGGTATATGAGATCGCGGCGCTCGGGCAGACGGCGACGACAGAGGGCACCCCGGGCAAGCTCGGGAGCGACCAGGCGCAAACCGAGGTCCGCGCCGATCTGAAAAAAGCCGACGCCAAGGCTCTGGCCAAGACGCTCCGCCAGCAACTCATCTGGCCGATGGTGGGATTCAATTTCGGCTGGGACAAGCCGCTGCCGAAGATCCATTTTATCGCCGAAGAGCCGGAGGATCTTCAGTCGCTCTCGACCACCTATAACAATCTCGTTCAGGCCGGCACTCCTATCCCGGTCTCCCATGTGCAGAAGAAATTCGGCATCCCGGCGCCGCAGAATGGGGAGGAAATTTTAACCCCACCCGCCATCACCCCGCCGGTTCAAGGGTTTAACAATTTAGCGGTAGGGGCGTATGGCAATACGCCCGTACTAAAAAAAAAAGTTTTAATTCCGGTCGGCTCGCGGCTGTTGAGTTCGGATTAGAGCCGGTCCAGAACGCCGAGCAGAACGAGGCCAACGGCCTGGTCGAAGCGGCGCTCGCGCAGTCCATTGCGTCTGTTGGGTCCATTGCGTCCGACTTGGAAGAAAAAATCCGGTTGGCAAAATCTTTCGACACTATCCGAAATCTTGGAATAGATCTCTCGCCTCTGACCTCCCGCCTCGCGCCTGCTATCTTCAATGTCCATCTCCTTGGCCGCGCGCAGGTGTGGGGGGATTTTGCAGGGGCGACCTCCCGTGGTCGCCCATCACCAGGGCAGGCCCCGACAAATCGCTTGGCGGCCATCGTTCTTGATACGGACTTCGCGCCTCTCCCCTTCCAGGAGGCGATAGATTATTTCCGCTCCAAGACCAATCTGACGCCGGGACAGTTCGACAAACTCTCCGAGGCGGCCAAGGCCAAGGCATTCACCATCGGCGGCGGCGCGACGCGCCAGGTCAGGCAATCGATCAAAGATCTAATTGATCAGGCGCTCTCCGAGGGCGTCGCGTTAAAAGATTTCCAAAATCAGGCGGCGGACATCCTCGATAGCGCCGGGATCTCGGAGAGATCGCCGTGGTATTGGGAGACCGTTTACCGGACTAACATGGCTACCTCGTACCAGGTGGGGCGTTGGCAGCAGATGACCGATCCGGACGTAGTCGCGGAGCGGCCTTATCTTCGTTATGTCTCGGCCCTCCTGCCGACCTCCAGGCCGAGCCATCGGGAAAAGCACGGCCTGGTCTATCCGGTGGAGGATCCCTTTTGGGACGAATGGTATCCGCCGAACGGGTTTAACTGTCGCTGCACCGTGATGAGCGTTTCCGAGTCGCTGCTCGGGCGCAGAGGATGGCAGGCTTCGTCCGATCACAGCTTTATTTACCCGTCCCCGGATAAAGGATTCGGGCAGAATGCCGGGCAGAATGCCGCCATATAACCCTTCGACCGGCCCAAGGCGAGATTTTCTTTCCAACTTTCCCGAAGATCCCCAACTTTCCCGAAGATTTTTTGACACTTTTCTTGTACCGCGCCAGAATCGTGCTCACAAGCATGGTTTGTGCTCGTGAAAATCTTTAAAAATTAAAAATGCCCTATCCGACAAACGCCGATCTCCCCGATTCCGTAAAGAATGTCCTTCCGGACGCGGCGCAGACTATCTGGCGCGAGGCTTTCAACTCGGCGATGGACGGCGGCAAATCGGAACAGGACGCCATGCAGATCGCCTGGGCCGCGTGCAAAAACGCCGGGTACGAAAAAATGGCGGACGGCATGTGGGGCAAGCCAGGCTCGGCGACAGTCGCCTCGATGGTCTCCACTCTCCGAGCAGTCGGGAATAAGGGGGAAGCGGACGTAAGGGTCTTGTTCGACACGGGCGCGGGCATGTCGTTTGTGCTCCGCAGCGTGGCGGAAAAGCTTGCCACTCTCATAGATCTCCCCCGGCCGATCCGGATCACCCTGGCCGATGGAAAAACCACGGCGACGATCACCAAGGGTGTCAGCCTTATTATCGAGGCAGCCGGGCAGCAGATAATAGATATGTTCATAGTTTTGGAGAGCGCGCTTAACGACGTGATTTTGGGCGAAGCAACCATGCGGAAGTTCGGCCTGAAGATAGATATGGAGCGCTCTGTAGTTTTTAGCGAGATCAAAACCAACCCGGAGGACAAATCCATGTGGAAGAAATTTTTAGCTCTACTCGGCATCGCGGTATCGGAAGAGGTCACGGAGGAAAAGGCGGCGGAATTGATCAAGGCGAAGATCCAGGCCGATCCGGCAAAGATCATTGCCTCCAAGGGCGTGCTCTCTATCCTGGGCCTCGCGGCGACCGCGACCGAGGATGAAGTCAAAGGCAAAATCCTGGCGCTGAAAGATCGGGGGGACGTTGTCTCGCGCGCAGAGCATGAAAAGCTCCAGGCGCAAGTGCATGAGCAAGAGGTCGAGCAGGTGATCGCGGCTGCTATGCAGGAAGGAAAGATCACTCCGGCAATGAAGCCCGCCACGATTGAGATAGCCAAGGAGCACGGCCTGGCCACGCTCAAAAGTTATGTTGCCGGGCTGCCCAAGATCGTCCCGCTAGGACAAAAGCTGCCGGAGAGAAAAGAGGACAAGGCGGCGGGCAAGATAGACGACGCGCAGACAGCGGTCAATAAGCAGCTCGGGATCTCTGAGGCAACGTTTTTAAAATATAACGCCACGGCGTAAGGACGAAAAGGGAATCGCCCGTACAAAAGACAAAGGAGCGGAGATGAAAAATCCAAGACAAAGAATGAAACTCTGGAGCTGCGCGATAACCGCCTTGGCTTTGATCCTGGCGCTGGTTTTGCCGGTCACAAGTTTTGCGACGGCGCTCACGGCGGACCGGATTACCGAAAAGCAAGTCCTCGGCGTTAAGGCCTACCCGGTCGCCGCCTCGACGAAAATCTACGCCGGCGCGCTGGTGGCGCTCAACTCCTCGGGCTATGCCGTCCCCGCCGCCGATACCGCAGGCTACAAAGTCGTGGGTATCGCCTCCGCCCAGGCGGATAACGCCAGCGGCGCGAACGGCGCTATCAATGTCCTCGCCGAAGCGCCGGTGATCGCCCGTCTTAACGCCACCTCTATCACCCAGGCGATGGTCGGCAAGGCCATGTATGTGGTCGATGATAACACGGTCGACGATACGTTCGGCACAAACGGGATCTTCGCCGGAATTTTAATCGAATATATTTCCACGACAAGTGGGCGCTTTCTGATTAGCCCGGTCGCGGTGACGCCGTCTGATCTCGTAGTAGTCCAGGAAGTGAGCTTTACCGAGACCACCGGCGCGGGCACTTATACCGGCGCTGTCACGGTTCCCGCCGGCGCGACGGTGCTTGACGTAATCTGGCGCAATACCGCGCTCTGGACGGCCTCGACCACGGCGACCATGAAGGCCGGAACGGCGGCTGACGATGATATGTTTTTTACCAACGTGGACGTAAAGACCGCTCCTATTATCGACGTGAACGGCGCAGGCGGCTTGAGCTCTTTCAAAAACGATACCGGCTCGGGAGTGGCCGGCGGGCTGACCACATATTGCTCCTCGGCATGCACCGTGAGTTTTGTAGTCACCACGGTCGGTGCGACCGGCGCCGCAGGACGCTCGCGCGGCGTTGTGATCTATGTGAGACCGTCCCCGGCGGGTGCGAGCAAGGCGTAGAAGTTAAAGACAGCTAAAAAAAATCCTTCGAGGACCTCAGGACAAGGAGACCAAAATGGGCGAAATGAATGCATCGACTTTGATTGCGGCGCAGAAAGGGTTTAACGCGCTGTTTCGGGAGAGCTTCGACGGCGCGCGCGGCCTATGGGTGAGGCATGCGATGGAGGTCGCTTCCATCCATCTGATCGAGAATCAGAACTGGCTAGGCCGGGTCCCGGCGATGCGCGAGTGGATAGATACCAAAGTCGCCGTCGGACTAAGCGGGTTTGATTACGCGGTCAAGAATAAAGATTGGGAGGCCACCATCGAGATAGATCGAAACGATTTCGAGGATGACAATCTCGGTCTTTATACCCCCCGCATCCGGGATCTGGGCATGCGCGCCAAGCAGCATCCGGACTCTCTCGTTTCGCTCCGCCGCCGGGATGGTGTTACCGGCCTTTGTTATGATGGCCAGTTTTTTTACGATACCGACCATCAGGAAGGTGATAGCGGCGCTCAATCAAACAAGCTCACCGGCACCGGCATCACTGCGGCCCTGGTGCGCGCCGATTTGTTCGCCGCCAAAGCGGCTTTTTTCAAACTCAAAGACGACAAGGGCGAGCCGTTCGTGCAGCAAATGGGGCCGCAGGATATCGTGGCTGTTATTCCCGCCGATCTGCTCGCGATCTTTGACGAGCTGAACAATCCGGCGCCCGGATCTACCGTGCCGAAGACGCCGATAGATTACGAGGTGGACCCGCGCCTGACCGACGCCAAGGACTGGTATCTCGATTTCATCGGTTTTCCCGTGAAGCCGTTTCTAAAACAAAATCGCAAGGCCGTGAGCTTCGTCGCGCTCGACGATCCGAACGCGACCGAGACAGTCTTTATGAAGAAAAAACTTTATTACGGCGTAGAAGGCCGCTATGAAGTCGCCTACGGTCTCTGGCAGCTCTCGATGATGATCAATAATACGTAGGACCTCATTATGTCATCCTGAGCGAAGCGAAGGATCTAGATTCTTCGGCTTCGCCTCAGAATGACAATGAGAGAGGGGACAAAAAGAGATGTTTGAAGTAAGACTCAAGCCTGGACACCCGACTGGAACATATCACCGCGCCGGCATGACCTTTACCTCCGAGCCGGTGAAGTTGGAAAAAGTGCCATCTGCGGTGGCCAAGGACCCGTGGCTCATAGTCTCCGAAGTCAAGGAGGAGATTCAAAGTTCAAAAGTTCAAAAGTTCAATCCCAAACTTTGAACCTTGAGCTTTGAACATTGAACATTGATTTATTGTGTCCTACATCGTCCAATCAGATCTTCTCGGCCAGATCTCCAATGCCCAGCTCATCCAGCTCACCGATGACGCCAAGACCGGCTCAGTAGACGCTACTAAAGTCACCCAGGCCATCGATGGCGCGGAATCCGAAGTTGATGGTTACGTCGCCACCAAATATTCCGTTCCCGTTGCCGCCCCGATCCCGCAGCTCGTAAAAGAGCTGTCCATCGACATTGCTATCTATCGTCTCTATCGCCGCCGCCAACGCATCCCGGACGATGTGAAAAAGGCCTATGACGACGCGATAGCCAGGCTAAAAGATATCGCCAAAGGACTGCTCACTCTCGGCATCGATCCGCCTCCGGGCGAGTCGAGCAAGGCCGCCCAGGGAGAGGTGAGCGGTCCGGACAGAGTGTTTGATAGAGATAAGATGGGGAGCTTCTGAAGGAGGCGACAGGCAATAGGAAAATGGCTGGAGTAAAAGTAACAATCACCGACCGGGAATTTGTGAGAAAGATCCGGGCGCTTCGGGAAGGGGTGCGCGGCCCGTCCGCTCTCATGAAAAACTGGGGAGAGATCGCCGGCACTTCCATCCTGGAAAATTTTGAGGTCAGCGGCCGTCCCACGAAATGGAAGCCGCTTTCCAAGATTACTATAAAACTCAAAGGCCATGCCCGGCCGCTCATAGGACGCACGGGGAATCTAATGCGCATCACGATCAAGCCGGAGCAAAGCCGCGTAGTGATCGGGACCAATCCGGCGACGAAAGACTACGCCGCGCGCCAGCAGTTTGGCTGGCCGGGCGGCGGCGGCCGGTACGGCGGCAAGGTGAAGACGCCGGCGCGGCCGTTCATCCTGCTGCAACCGGAGGACAAGATCGAGATGGGAGAAGTGGCACGGAGATTTTTCGTGAGGTTGGGCACTTAGATGGACGATCTTTTGAGCGCATTAAAGACGGCAATCGCCGCCGCTTCGAGCCTAAGCTATCTCCGGGGCACGGAGATCCTGGAGGATAAGACATTGCCGCCCGAAGAGTTAGGCTTTCCGTTTGTGGGCCTGTTGGACGGCGGGACCGCGCCCAGATCGATGCCGGGGCAAAAGAAGGTGGAGGAGCTGACAGTGGAGGTGGTGCCGTATCAATCTATCCTGCTCGACTCTCCGGGCGCCGCAGTTGTCGGCAGTGAGGCCCAGCTCGGGACTCAGGGCAAAGGGGTAATAAAGATTGCCAAGGATCTGGAAACGCTGCTGGTCGACAACTTTCTCAATCAGGAAAAAATCCACTTCGCTTTTCTGAGCCGTCAGGATAAATCCCAGGCGCTGGTTAACGAGGAAAAGGGACTCCTGATCGTCATGAAGCCGCTGACTTTCACCTATAGGAGATACGTCTAATGGCCAAAAAAACGAGCACGAGCCACGAGCACGACCATGATCCCCGCCGCCAGGCCTATCTCTCTTTTAATGGAAAGATCGACCAGACCATCACCGGCGTCGGGCTTTTCTCCAAAGGCATCCCGCCCGAGCCGGTGAGCGATTCTATCGCGCGCCAGTTCGAGACCGATGAGATGAAGGCGTTGGGCTGGATAGTCGAATGGCGAGACGAAAGTCAACAGTCCGAAGGTAAGGAGTAATTTATGCCACTTGCAGATATTTTAGCTATCGACCGCGAGACTCTGGTCTTCGCGAAAAAAGAGACGACCTTCGGCACTCTGATCAAGCCCGTTGCCGCCGATCAGGTGCTACTGGTTGGCGATGGGGCAATCTCTCAGGATCGCGCCTTTCTCCCGGATAAGCAAAAGAGAAACACCTACTCCGCCCGTCCGCCATTTCCGGGGCGCTACAATGTAGGCGCGTTTAATTTCCCGTTTTACATCAAGCCATCCGGCGCCCTTGGCACAAAGCCGGACGGCGCGCAGCTCCTCGAGGGATTATTCGGACGGGAGACTGTGACGGGATCCACAAAGGTGGAATATTTCCTCCTGCGCACTACGGACACCCGGCCGTCGCTCACGATCTGGGCCAAGGTCGGCCATTGGGTTTACATGCTGGCCGGCGTCCTCGTAAACGAGGGGCGCTTCCCGATCCGCGCGGGCAACGAGGATGAAGCGATCGGACGGTGCTCGGTATCGGGTTTCTTCACCGAGCTGCGCTGGACCGGCACGGATGAGCTCGCTGCCGATCCCGCGCTGGGCGCGACCTCAATCACGGTCCTCGATGCCTCGAAGTTCAGCGTCGGGAGCTACATAAAAAAGGGGACGGACGACAACGCGGGCGCGGGCTATCAGGTGACCGCGGTAAACCTCACGACCAACGTCCTCACTATCACGCCGGGCACTGTGGCCGATTGGGCCTTGGGCGACAAGATCGAGCCGTGGCTGCCGGCAGGCACCGAGTCCGGCAGCGTCGTGCACGGCCGGCTCGGCACGGTCGCGCGCGGGGCGACGACCCTGCCGCTCGTCGGCGGCGAGATCGTCGTGACCAATGGCATCAAGCTCCTCGACAACGAAAAAAATTCCAAGGACTTCGCCGACCGCTTTATCCATGCGACCGAGCGCACCGTAGACGTTTCCGCGGAGGTCTTTTTTACGCACAACATGGCGAAGTACTTCTCCGAGCACACGCGCCAGATCCAGGCCGACGTGGTGGCGACCTTCGGAGACACGGCGGCCAAGCGCTACAAGCTCACGGCAAAAAACGTTGAGCTAAAGCATCCTGGCCTTTCTGGCAACGAAGAGAAGATTCTCAAGATGGAAGGCAAGGCATTCGCCAGCGCCAGCTATGACGACGAGCTGGTAATGCTATTAGATTAAGGACCTTGAAGAGTTCAAAGGTTCGAAGGGAGAAGAGCGATGTTAAAGGGCAATATCAAAGACCATTCTGGAAAAACCGTCTGGGCGGAGTACAAAGACGGGTTCGAGGTTGAGATCCGCTATCTTCCGCGCGGCGCCTTAAACCGCATTCTTGAAGACAGCAAAAAGAAAACCTGGGACCCGGCGGCGGCCATCTTTCTGGAAAAACGGGATGACGGGAGATTCTACCAGCTCGTGGCAGAGCGGATATTGGTCAACTGGCGCGGGCTTAAACCCGAGGTCTTAAAAAAATTAGTGGATATGGAGAGTTACCCGGAGACCGAAGTCCCGTTTTCCGTCGAAGATGCCGCCGAGTTATTGGAAAAGGCCTATGAGCTGGATCTCTGGGTGCAGCGGATCGCGACCAATCTCGAATATTACGAGGCGACCAGGAGGGCCGCTGAAGAAAAAAACTCCTAGCCTTCGCCCGCCGCGTCTTAAAATCCGGCGGCGCGAAGGGGGAAAGAAAGCCCACCTGTGAGGAATGCAAAGCGCTTTTTGACTCCGGAGCAAAGGAAAAATATCCCTGCGCGGATTGCCCGGGTCCGCTCGACCTATCGAGTGGCGAAGCCTGGGAGATATTTTGCCGGGCTGCCGGAAAGTTCAAAGGACGCGACCCTTCTACAGGCTCAGGACCCGGGCGGGACCGGGATTACTTCGAGCTTGACTGGCAGCTCGTCCGGCTCCTGCTCGACGTGAGAAACGTGGAGGAGGCTGATGATGTGGTGGAAAAACTGGTGACACTTTTAAAAGGACTGAACGGGTGATGGCCTGCCATGAGCGAGCGCAGGGAGTCGAATGGCTGATCTAACTTTTACCGTAGAATTTTCCTCCAACGGCGAGGCTGTATTGAAGAACATCCAGTTCCGGTCAGCGGAGATGAGCAAGGGCATAGAGGCGGCTGCCGCCAGGGCAAGCGGAGCTTTGGGTACACATGAGCGGGCGCTCCGGAATCTAGAAGAGGCCGAGAAAAAAGCTGGTCTTGCCAATCAGCAACACGAACAAGCGACTAAGGCTCTCGCTATCTCACATCGGCAGCTCGGCATGCCCATCGCCGCGACTATTTCGCAATTCAGCGAGCTCAGCCCGGCCGCGAACCTGGCGTCGAATGCGATCGTATCAATGACGCTGGCATCCGGCCCGGCGGGCATTGCATTGGGCGTGCTGGCGGGAGTGACGGGATTACTAATCTACAGAATAAGGGAGGCCAGGCAAAACCTCGCCAATCTCGCAGAACGGGAGCTTGCTGGGATAGCAAGAGAGGGAAAGCTGCTCACTGCCGAGCAGGCCCTAAGAGGCCAGTTGCGCGTCCTTCAGTCCCTCGACCCCGAGCTGGAAAAGATCGCGCTCGACTACGAAATGATGGAGATAAAGCTCGCCAAGCTCGGCGCTTCGGAGGAGACGCTCAATATGGCGCGCCGCGCCGGCAGCCTGGAGCAAGGCAAAATTGTAAACGCGCGTCTTGAGGAAACGGCAAAAGAGATGGCCGCCAGCGAGGCGCTGATCCAAAAACAGCGCGAGCTGACTGCCGCCGGCCAGATCGGCAAGGGGATAGATATTCTCGGCAAGACCGGGACGCCTTTTGATGCGCAGCTTATCGGCTCGCGCATGGCGGATCAGTTTGTCGCGGGCTTTAAGGCATTGAGCAGTATTCCCGGCGCAGAGGCTCAAGTCGCGCAATCATTCAAAACATTTGCAGAGCGGGCGATAGAAGCGGGCGTGCCCGATATTGGCGAGCTGCTGTCCTCTAAGGGCTTTAGCTCGAAACAAGTGCTGGATCTGATGCACGGGCTGGATGAGGGGACGCGCGCGGCGGTGGACAAGAGCACGCAGGCGGGCCAGCAGTGGGGCAATGTATGGGCTGATGAGTTTAAAAAATATGCCCAGGCGGCGGCCACTGCCGGCGCGGCGCTCGCGGATATCCAGAGGCCGCTGGACGATATTTTGGCGAAAGTCGTTCAAGAGCACGCGCTGACTGTCATCGTGCCACCCGAGAGTTATCAAGCGATAGAGGGGATCAAGGCAAAGCTCGACCAGATTCCCGACGTCACCAGAAAACAGCTTGTCTATGACGTCTATTACGCCATGTCCCCCCAGCGGCCGTTCTCCGAGTTTCTCCCCGCGATGCGCGGCAAATTTATGGATCTGGACTCGATGGTCAGGGAG